TAGGCCGCCAGATTGAGCGCCTAGCGCGCGTGAATCGCTATAGCCAAACCGGCAACGAGGCCGACTTAAATCCGAACGTGCGCAACCGCAATAAGGGCGAGCGTAAAGCACCGAAAAAGAACTATTTCAGCGACGAGGCCATCGAGAAACTCAAGTCGATTTTTTTCGAACAATCTTTCGGCTACCAGCTCGGCTGGCATGAGGCCGGGCTTAAATACCGTATTCGCGACATTCTCAAATCGCGCCAGATTGGCGCTACGTTTTACTTTTCGCGTGAGTCGCTACTGCGTGCGCTCGATACCGGCCACAACCAGATTTTTCTCTCGGCCAGTAAGACTCAGGCTTATGTGTTCCGTGAATACATCATCCAGTTTGCGCGCATGGTGGATGTGGAGCTCACCGGCGATCCGATTGTGCTCGGCAATAACGGCGCAAAGCTGATTTTTCTTGGCACCAACTCCAACACAGCGCAGAGCCATAACGGCGACCTATTGGTCGATGAGATTTTCTGGATCCCCAATTTCCAGAAACTGCGAAAAGTGGCGTCAGGTATGGCCTCGCAAAAACATCTGCGTACCACCTATTTCTCGACGCCGTCCACACTGGCACATGGCGCGTATCCGTTCTGGTCGGGTGAACTATTTAACAAAGGGCGCAGCAGCGCCGACGACCGTGTCGATATTGATATCAGCCACAGCGCACTGGCGAAAGGCGCGCTGTGTGCCGACGGACAATGGCGGCAGATTGTCACCATCGAGGATGCGCTCGCCGGTGGCTGCGACCTATTCGATCTCGATACGTTAAAACGGGAAAACAGCGCCGAGGATTTCCGCAACCTGTTTATGTGTGAGTTTGTCGACGATAAGGCCTCGGTGTTCCCGTTCGAGGAGCTGCAAGCCTGTATGGTCGATTCGAGGCTGGAGTGGGAAGACTTTATCCAGATTGACCAACACCCTCGACCGTTTGGTTATCGTCCTGTGTGGATTGGTTATGACCCGTCGAACACCGGCGACAGCGCGGGCTGTGTGGTGATGGCACCGCCCGCCGTTCCGGGCGGTAAGTTCCGCATTCTGGAGCGCTACCAGTGGAAAGGCATGGACTTTGCCACACAGGCCGAATCCATCAAGGCACTGACTGAAAAATACGTCGTGGAATATATCGGCATTGACGCCACCGGCATCGGGCAAGGCGTTTACCAACTGGTGCGCAACTTCTTCCCAGCGGTGCGAGAAATTCGCTATAGCGCCGAGGTGAAAACCAACATGGTGCTAAAAGCAAAAGACCTCATCACTACTGGGCGATTGGAGTACGACATCGCCTACACCGATATCACGCTCTCGTTTATGGCCATACGTAAAACCATGACGGCCAGCGGGCGCGGCATGACCTACGTCGCCAGCCGTAGCGAGGAAGTCAGCCACGCCGATATCGCATGGGCGGCCATGCACGCCATGATTAACGAACCGCTCACCGCCGGTAACGGCAACGTCACCCCTTCAATTTTGGAATTTAACTAATGAGCAAACGCAAAGGCCAACGCGCCAAGAAAATGACCGCGCAGTCTGACACCTCAGTGCAGGCATTTACCTTCGGTGAGCCCTCAGCGGTGTTAGACCGCCGCGACATTCTTGATTACGCCGAGTGCATCAATAACGGCAGATGGATCGAGCCGCCGGTGAGCTTTGCGGGGCTGGCGAAAAGCCTGCGCGCCGCCGTTCACCACAGCTCGCCGATTTACGTGAAGCGCAACATTCTCGCCAGCACCTTTATCCCGCACCCGTTGCTGAGTCAACAGGAGTTTAGCCGTTACGTGCTCGACTATCTGGTCTTTGGTAATGCCTTTTTAGAGAAACGCTTTAATCAGCTCGGGGAGGTTATGCGACTGGAGTGCTCACCGGCGAAATATACCCGTCGAGGCGTTGAGGAGGATGTTTACTGGTTCGTGCAGTCATTCAAAGAGCCGCACCGCTTCGCGCCGCGTTCGGTGTTCCACTTGATTGAGCCGGATATTAATCAGGAGCTGTACGGCCTACCTGAATATATGAGCTCGCTCAACTCGGCGTGGCTGAATGAATCCGCGACCCTGTTCCGTCGCAAGTATTACCAGAACGGCGCACACGCCGGATACATCATGTACGTGACCGATGCTGCGCAGAGTAATACCGACGTTGAGGCACTGCGTGAAGCGATGCGCAGCTCGAAAGGGCTGGGTAATTTTAAAAACCTGTTTTTCTACGCGCCAAACGGTAAACCCGATGGGATCAAGATTGTGCCACTGAGTGAAGTGGCGACCAAAGACGACTTCTTTAACATCAAGAACGCGACCCGCGACGATTTACTCAGTGCGCACCGCGTGCCACCGCAGATGATGGGCGTTGTGCCTAATAACACCGGCGGCTTTGGTGATGTCGTCAAAGCGGCTCAGGTCTTTGTGCGTAACGAGCTGACGCCTTTACAGGAGCGTATCAAAGAGGTGAATGATTTTCTTGGTCAGGAAGTGGTTCGCTTTAAGCCTTACGAGCTACCGAAAAACAAGTAACGAACAGACAACCACAACAGCCGCCGCCGGGCGGCTTTTTTGTATCTATCATCAGCGCCCACAGGAGCGCCAGCACCGCGATGACGTATAAAGACGCACCAACATCCCAACAGACACCACGAACAGCACCACGACGCCCTCAGGCGATCATAGATAACCGTATTAACACCCTCAGCGCGCAATGCTATCCCCGCCACGCCTGCCCGCTTCATAGATTGGTTTTAATGCAGTCGCATCACCATGATAGAACCACGTCAATTCTAGCGACCCACAGTCAAAACTCATTTATCTGATGCATGCAAAAAAACGCAACGACATGCGGCACTATGAATGCCTAAATTAGATAGATGAAAGATGCGAAACACAGAAAATATTATAATTAATGACAATTTTCATCGTGTGTTATGGCATCTTTCTAAAATACCCAGCTATTTATAGTTCTTATAAGACCTCAATTACATCGGCACCAAAATCACCATCGTCAAATTCGATTGGATAAAAACGCACTCTCTTACCAACATGCATTGTTTTCTTTTTATCTTCATCCATTATCTCTTTGCATCTAAAGAAATACTTGATACCTTGCTTTTCTGGGGAGTCATCAATAGTAATGAATCCATTCTGGGTTTTCGGGTCAAACCACAACACCTTACCCTCAATCTTACCAGGGAAGGATGCTTGCTCTATCATATTCTGACTAATAATTGCTTTCCTAGATGACCACCGACCATAATCCCCAGAGCGTTCTTTATATACTCGTTCATCGTCGTTCATTCTGTGAGTTGGAATATCCTTCAACACGCAAAAAGAAAAGTCAAAAGAGTAAACAGTAGCTTTACGGCCAGAACCAGGCTCATCAATATTTATAATATTATATTCCCTTGAGTGACTGGTATATTTATACAATGGAACGTTAGGGAATGAAAATTTATAAGCGGAACGACTACGACAAACTTTAACTAGATTTTCTAAAAAATCTTTCTCTTGATTCGTTAACGTGCCTTCATTGTTAGTAGCATGCCTTCTTAATGCGTCTAAAACATTGTTTTTTTCTACACGCTTTGCGTATGAATTTTCAGAGTAAGCTGCATCCATACTCATATCAAAAAGGTGAATTAAGCGTCTCATGTTTCCATGGGAAGCATACAATATCATTTCAAGCGCATCTCCATAGAGAGATTCTTTATTAATTTCGAAAACATCCTCCGCCCGAAAAGGTAATGTATCACTGCAGTTAGGATTAATATAGTTATTAATAATATCAATAGCTTTTGAACGTAATCTTTTATATCCAGTCTCATCCATGACGCTATTTTCCAGCATAACTACATCACCGTATCTGGTTTCCGTAAGCATATCTGAATAAGAGTTTGGATATACAGCCACTTTAGTGCGAATAAAAGATGCTGTTCTAAACTGATTCATAAGTACTTCAAAAAGTCCGCCTCGACCTTCCCCTCCTCTAAAAAACTCCTTATCTAGGGCACCAGCCTCATCTATTAATAACAATATTTTACCATCGGTATCCTTCAATAAATACTTGTAACAGTCCTCTATATCCTTGATGCCAGGATTTGGCTTTTTTTTAAATTCCTGATAGTGACCTGACTTCCATTCCGTTGACGCTTCAATAAAACTAAATTTTAAAGAAGCCCTATTCTGCCCATCAAGAGACACCTTCTTTAAATACTCATCACTACTGAGCTCGGCTATTTTCAACATCATTTCAGCATTCTTATGGCGAGAAATTAAATTTCGCGGAATCATTTTTAAATTGCCATGAATACTTGTCAGATTTTTAGCACCCTCAAGATGATAATGAATAGAGACTAATTCCTCAACGATTTTTATAACGACCTGTCGATATATTTCATCTGAATCAGTGATATGCTGGAAATCGTTTAACTTAATCATAATTGGAAGAATGATTTCATCGTCACCATCCATTAAAGCAGGTAGCAAAGCTGATAAGTAGAATGCCTGATTGGCCCTTAAATACATAGTTTTTCCGGACCCCATACGCCCTTTTATAATCGAGTTCTCATAATCAAAAGGTGTTGATAGCCCAACCAATGGATTAACGAACAGATTTAAAAGGGTGTTAATGTCATATTCATCTGCATTGCGTGTTTTAAATGGCCTAGCTACAAATACTCTTTCCACTTTTAATGCTCCATTTATTAAGTTCAATCAAACGGCTACTATTAAAAATCAACATACACAAGGTTTAAAATTCGGCTTTACGTTCACAAATACTACTTATAAATTGTAGCTTATCATGATACATACTAAATTTATATGTCCGGTGAGTACACTGTAATCACCAAATTTTTTCTTATATTCAAAAATCTGTCCACTTGTCAGTCATTGGATATGAAAAACTTTGAACACCAAATACACAAGTAGCACCTCTTGCCAACGCCTCAAGCTCCCAGTGCTGCGCGCTAATCCCTTTTTTCGCTAAATCTCGGCTTATTTGCCACGTTCTGTCCTGCTCACTGCGGGTAAGGCGTGCGGATGGTGCTAAATCTCGCGGTTTATACGGATTAGCACTACGTTGATGCCGACTAACTCTTGGAGACTGCGCCCTTACCGCGTCCCTCAAGGTCTTGGCGACGTCCCAATCCGTCCAGCTCACATCGCCACTTTCAACGAGTTTCATTACAGCGGCGGCGTACTCAGACGGCGTTACCTCCGGTTTTATGTCAATACTGTGCTGACCCTCCCCACAGTTATTGACAGGACTCCGAGGCGCGCCAGAGGCGCTTTTTAAAGTCAAAGGATCAAGGTCAACTTCAACGGCCTTGCTAACGATGCGCCATTGAGTCTCGCGAGTTTTGTGGATGTGGTTTTCACCAAGATGCGGCGCAAAGATGCCGACAACCTTCGGGACTTCTTCGTCGTATTCGTTGAGTTCGTCGGCAATCTCGCGAGCGACACGAACGGTCTGTAAATCTCTTGCCACATTTGCACCGCCTTGCGCCTCGATATAGGCCGCAAAGTCACCACTGTCGGCAGCGGCTCGCACAGCCTCGACGCTTTCATCAAAACTATCGGCGATACTGATACCGCGTAGGCTTTGGCTGCGACACTCGCGGTATGCGCCCATGGTAGGAATGCCGATCGGGTGAAACTGCGGAATACGCCAAATAGATGCCCATGCCGTCACGGCTGCGGCGGTCTGGGATAAGGGCTTGCCAGTGTCATGGTCTATTTCACCATCAAGCGCATAGCCGTCGATATTCTTAGAAACGTATTTAGCGATGTAAGCTACCGCGCCACCTTTGTTAAGGTGTTTACACTCAAAGCGCTGCTTACGTGCTCCACGTTCGTCACCGTCTTCTTTTAACGCGTAACGTTGCATAATCTCGACAATGGCCGCGCGCTGTTTGCGATCGCAAAACAGCACCATATGCCAGTGGGGCGTACCATCGTGATGAGGTTCGACAACTCGAATCCCGTAGACGTTTAGATCACGGTCTTTAAATGCGGTGCGCATTTTGCTCCAGATGCCAACTAGATAGCGCTGGCCGTCTTTGGGGGAAAATGCTTCTCCGTCCCATTTGTGATTAAGCTGACATTGTTTGTCACGCTTGTTTTTTACTGTGCGGGTCGGGTGATATTTCGATGGGGTGGTGATAGTGACAAACATACCGATGTGATTTTTTTCAGCGGCATATTTTCCGATACCGTAGATGGTGCTCATTAACTCCATGCGGCGAATCTCAGGGTTAGAGATACTTGCCATGACTTTATCAATCAGGTCGATTCGCTCGCCGGTTTCGACGTTCTCAAGGTCGCACCCTTTGAGGTATTCCATATTGGCCGCCCGACGGGCGCGAACATCACTGATCGCCTGCTTACTGGCATAGGATGAGCGTTTAAAATTGACTTCACCGGCGGCGATAAGCAGAGCCTCACGCCATTGGGTGCGCTGCGCTTTGAGTTTACGTATCCACCATTCATCATTGATTAGGCGCATGATGCTGCGAAATGCGCCGCGCATATCTAACTTTCCCTTGCGGAAACGTTGCCAGTGCATTGGCGTGATATTAAAAGCGCGAGCTGCGCCAGCGACATGAGCATAGAGATCGACCTGAGCCTCATCGGTAAAAATCTCCGCTTGCTCATGACATTCGAGAAATGTGTCGCTCAGTTCCTCGTAAGCTGAATACAACTGAGCCGCAATGCGACCGGCCAGCCGCTTTAACTCTTTATCGTGCATATCAGGCAAGCCGCGATAAATTTCTAACTCAGTTAAAAAACGCTGTGAGGCTTTCACATTCATGTCGAATTTAGTGTTAACAAATTCGAGTCTCGGGTGGATGCGCGGCAAATAAACTTTGTATAGAAACCGGTGTGCAGCCAGTATCCCTTGCGTGTTTAACAGGTAGTTATGGCGCTCAAGGAAAATCTTGCTGAGGAAGTAGGGTAATGCGTCAATTTTGCGCAAGGCGTCTTGCCCCTGAAGGAATTCTTCACGGGTAAGAGGTCTCTCTTTTCCAATGGCTTCTCGCGGCGCATTCCAGCTATATGCGCCCACAAAAGGCGCTTTAGGTTCAGCGTTAAATGCTGGCGGTGGCGTGGGGGCGACTCGCCCCCTATTGATGATCGGGCTCAACTTACTGAGCCTTTGGGTGATGTTTGGAGAATGCCTCCTGACAAAGCTTTCCAATACTTCCAATCTCAGCCGCTATCCCTGCGATGCTAGTCACGGTCGAGTTGCGAACATGGCGATTAACCAGCTCGGTGACAAGCTGGTTTAGGCTTGGAAAATAGGCGATAGGGTC